TCTTCCCGTATCTCCCTGATGCAGTCCGAGCCAATGCTGGACAGTCCTTTTAAGTCCCGACCCAGTCCGAGTCAATGACAACTAAAGCCAAAGCTAAATCACCGCTCCGAGGGGCAACTCAACCGAGGGTTCATTCACCACTTCTTAAGGGCAAGTCCAGAGCTGTAGAAGTTTTTGAGATGGTTGAACGCCTAAAGATGGACAAACTCATGCCATATCAGGAGTTCGTTCTCAAGCAGATGATGATGGTGGATAAGAAAGAGCAATATCGAGTCAAGACTGCCCTGTTGCTCATTTCAAGACAGAATGGCAAGTCTCACTTAGGCAGAGTGCGTGTTATCTGGGGCATGTTCTATGGTGGCGAGAAGAAGCACATCATCATGTCGTCTAACCGAGCAACTGCCCTTATGACCTTTAGAGAAATCGCATGGATCATAGAATCAACTCCAGAACTCAAGGCCTTGACTAAAGCAGTGCGTTATGCCAATGGCGGAGAACGAATAGAGCTTCTCAATGGTGCAACTCTCGACTTAGTATCAGATACCAGAGACTCAGCGCGTGGTCGTACTGCTGACTTCTTATGGATCGATGAAGTGCGTGAAATCTCTGAAGATGGATATAAGGCTGCTATTCCAACAACTCGCGCTAGAGCTAATGCTCAGACCTTCTTGACATCTAACGCAGGTGATGCTTTCAGTACGGTCTTAAATGGCCTAGTAGAGCGCGCTAAAGATTACCCACCAGAGACCTTTGGTTATTATGAGTATTCTGCTCCACAGTATTGCAAGATTGATATTTCAAGTGAAGCCTTTTGGCGAGAAGCTGTAGCACCTAGTAATCCAGCGTTAGGTTACACAGTCACCAGAGAATCAATCGAGGAAGCAATAGCAACTGCTCCGATTGAAACGACTAGAACAGAGACTCTTTGCCAATGGATTGATTCGCTTCAATCACCCTGGCCTCATGGAGTTCTTGAGGAGACCAGCGATAGCACTCTGGAGATTGCAGTCGGGGCTTATACAGTCTTTGCGTTCGATGTTAGTCCGAGTAGAAGAAATTGCTCACTTGTGGCTGGCCAGATACTTCCAGACGGGCGAATTGGCATCGGAATCATGGAGACTTGGAGTTCTCAGGTGGCAGTTGATGATCTAAAGATTGCAGCTGCCATTAAAGGTTGGTGTGACCTTTACAGACCGCGTTTAGTCTGCTACGACAAGTATGCAACTCAATCTATAGCCGATAGATTAAAACAAGCTGGAGTAATGACCGAGGATGTCTCAGGCCAGCAGTTTTATCAGGCATGTGGCGATTTATTAACTGGATTGGTGACTCACAAAGTCGTTCATAATGGGCAACAAGAACTCGTCCAACAATTCAATAACTGTGCAGCTAAGGTCAATGACTCAGCTTGGAGAATAATAAAGCGCAAATCCGCAGGCGATATAAGTGCCATTATTGGAGTTGCAATGACAGTAAGCAAGTTAATGCTCCCAGCACCTAAACCTCAGATTTATACCTAGACACACCTTAGGTGGTATGTCAAATACTTGACATGTGCTACCATTTATGTCTATGGGTCGCATCTTGCAAACATTTGGTCTCCAGTCTAAGCCTCTATTAGAAGCTCAGTCTGCACCTCAAGTTCTTGGTGAGTATTCACCTTATGCAATGCCTTTTGCTTATGCTTATGTTGGCAGAACAGAAGCCATCTCCGTTCCCGCATTACAAAGATGTCGTAACCTTTTAGCGGGAACCATTGGCGCAATTCCAATGGAGCTTTACAAGAAATCTACTAACGAAGCTATTGGCTCTCCAGCATGGATTGAGCAACCTTCTTATTCACAACCACGATCTGTAACGATTGCATGGACTGTTGATTCATTATTGTTTTACGGCCAAGCATTTTGGAAAGTTGTAGAAGTTTATGCAGAAGATGGCCGACCATCTCGCTTTGAGTGGATTGCTAATAGTCGAGTAACTGCAACATTAGATGCAACTAATACTTTTGTAAAATCTTATGCAGTTGATGGCACTACATTGCCAATGGACGGCTTAGGAAGTTTGATTACATTCCAGTCACTTAACGATGGCATTCTTAACACTGGTGGCCAGACTATCCGCGCTGCTATTGATGTTCAGAAGGCAGCAGCGATTGCAGCAGCTACTCCAATGCCAACTGGCATCTTGCGCAACAATGGTGCAGACCTTGATCCTAAAGAAGTTTCTGGATTACTTGCAGCTTTCAAGAGCGCAAGAAATAATCGCTCTACTGCTTACTTGACTTCTACTCTTGAGTATGTTCCTACAGCTTTCTCACCTAAAGACATGATGTATGGGGAAGCAATTTTTAACCTTGCTACGGAATGTGCTCGTCTTTGCAATGTGCCTGCTTATTATGTTTCAGCAGACCAGAACAACTCTATGACTTACGCCAATGTGCAGGATGAGCGCAAACAATTCCTAACACTATCTTTGCAGCCATTTATCACAGCGATTGAAGATCGCTTGTCTATGGATGATATTACTGCTCGAGGCAATGTAGTGAAGTTCGATATTGATAAGAACTTCTTGCGCACTGACCCAATGCAAGAGTTAGCAGTAATTGAGAAACTACTTAGCCTCAATCTAATTACGCAAGAACAAGCTATGGGAATGACTGATCTAACACCTAATGGAAATCAAGGTATGCAATGAACCAAGTAATCACCTTCTCAGCTGAACTAACAGCTGATTCAGCAAGTCGCACTATCTCAGGAAAGATTGTGCCTCTTAATGTAGAAGCAGGCTCAACCAATATGGGTAAAGTAATTTTCCAGTCTGGCTCTATTGAGATTCCAGACCCTAAAGCAATCAAGTTGCTTAGCCAGCACGATAACAAGAAGCCTCTAGGTCGCATGGTCTCATTTAGCGAGTCAGAAGATGCAATCCACGCAGTGTTCTCTGTTTCTCGCTCACAGCGCGGTACAGAAGCTCTTATCCTTGCAGAAGAAGGATTGCAGTCAGGTTTGAGCATCGGGGCAGAAGTCCTTAAGTCTAAGATCAAGGATGGCGTGACTTATGTATCCGCTGCTCGCTTGGTCGAAACAAGTTTAGTAACAGAGCCAGCATTTAAGTCAGCTCAAGTTACTGATATTGCAGCAGAAGAATCTGCTGTAGAAGAAGAAACCCTACCAACAGAAAGCGAGACAGCCATCGTGGAACAAACCACTTCAGCAGTCGAAGCAACACCAGTTGAAGCACCAGCGGTTGAAGCTGCTCGCCCAACTGTTTCAGCAGCATATTTTACAAAGCCACGCATTGAAATCACTGCAGCTAAGTATGCTGAAAACACAATCCGCGCAGCACTAGGTGACGAAGATGCTCGCCAGTACCTACGCGCAGCAGATGACACAACAGATAACGCTGGTCTAGTACCAACACGCCAGTTGTCAGAAATTATCAACCCACTCGGCACAACAATCCGTCCTTCAATCGAAGCAATCTCTCGTGGAGTATTGCCAGATGCAGGTATGACTTTTGAAATCCCAAAGATCACAGCAATGCCAACTGTTGCAGTAGCAGCAGAGAACGCAGCATTTTCAGATACAGACCAAAATTCTGCCTATTTGAGCGTGGACGTGAAAAAATATGCAGGCCAACAGACCTTCAGCGTAGAGCTTTTGGACAGAACTTCTCCAGCATTCTTCGATGAGTTAGTACGCAACATGGGTGCAGCTTACGCAAAGGCAACAGATGCAGCAGTAAATGCAGCAATCATCACAGGCGCATCACTCGATGCAACAACAACAGTAACTTACCCAACAGCATCAGAATTGCTTGGAATTGTTGCTCGCGGTGCAGCTTCTGTCTATAACGCAACACTTGGACTTCCAAATCCATTTGCTCGCAACATGATTGTTAATACATCACAGTGGTCAAACATCATGACACTTAACGACACAGGCCGTCCAATTTACAACGCATCACAACCACAGAACGCTGGCGGATCAGTAACACCAACAGCTCTACAAGGCAATGTCGCGGGGTTGAACTTATTTGTAACTCCTAACACAGCTTCTGGTACAGACACAGATGGTTCAATCCTTATTGTCAATCCAGATGCATACACATGGTATGAGTCACCTAACTACCGCCTACGCGCTGAATCAACAGCAGCGGGAAGCATCACCATTGGTTACTATGGCTTTGGTGCCATCGCGACCAAAGTGGGCGCGGGCGCATTCAAAAATAACAAGGCGTAGTCAGCCACACTAAGTCGCTCTGGGGGTCAGTAGCCCTCTGATCCCCAGAGTCTTTAGAAAGGAATCGGAATGTCACTTTGCACAGTAGCTGAACTTAAAAGCGTACTTGGCGTAGGTTCCTTATATTCGGACGCAACAATTCAGGAAGTGTGTGACGCAGCAGATGCAGTCCTACTTCCAATGCTTGCAGTCAATACAGCATTCCCTACAGCGCATTCTAAAACAACTACCACTGCCACACTTTACTTTGATGATCCACAGCCTTTTATTGTTGGAGACTCAGTAGTTATTACTAATTGTGGGTCGGCTTGGAATGGCACAAAAACTTTAACAGCAATCGGTACTTATACAATTACTTATACAATAAGTGCAGCAACTGCAACTAATAAAAATAAACTTGCTCCTGCTGGTATGGTTACTGGCGATATTACAACTGACTGGACTTTAGACGCTGCTGTTCAAAATGCTGCCGTAATGGTAAGCACAGAAATCTGGCAGGCCAGAACCGCTACCCTTTCAGGTTCTAACCTTGTCGATTTCCAGCCTTCCCCTTATCGAATGAGCGCACAGCTTCTCGCTAAGGTGCGAGGATTGATAGCCCACGCACTAGACCCACGCTCGATGGTGGGATAATGACCGTTGCTATCACAACACTTCGCACGACACTTGCCACAGCCTTAGTCGATAACACAAAATGGCAAACTTTTGCCTTTCCGCCTGCCACAGTCTTGGCCAATTCAGTTATCGTCAGTCCAGATGATCCATACATATCACCTAATAATAATCAACACATTACCATTAGCCCTACTGCCAATTTCAAGCTCATTATTACAACTCCACTTTTTGATAATGAAGGCAACCTCAACGGCATAGAAGATTTCGTAGTTGGAGTGTTTAACAAACTCGCTGTATCTTCTCTGGTCTATAATGTAAGTGCGATAAGCGCACCTAGTGTTCTCAATGCTGCTTCGGGAGACCTTCTCAGCTGCGAGATGTCCGTATCAATCCTAACAAGTTGGAGTTAATATGTCCGAATGGGAATTAGAGAATGAAGCCTTCCTGAAGAAAATCGGGCAGGTTAGCACCCCAGCACCAAAGCCAGCACCTACTAAGAAAGACGAGGAATAAATCTCATGGCTGTATTTCTAAATAATAATGTGGGCGTGAAGA